TTCTTACGGCAATATCGAAGTACTCGGGTTCGCGCTCAATGCCGATGAAGCGTCGGCCCGTGTTCGCGCAGGCCACCCCGGTGGTCCCAGAGCCCATACAGTTATCCAGAACCGTGTCCCCGGGGTTGGTGTAGGTCTTGATCAGGTACTCCATCAGCGCTACGGGCTTTTGGGTCGGGTGGACGCGGCCCTCTACGCCTCGGTTGTCGGCTTTGATCGAAAGCAGGTCTTGTGGGTAGCGCATCCCGTCGTCGCAGTGCGTCCAAACTCCATCCAAGCCGGGGCGGTAAATCTCCGTGGATTTTCCGTGATGCGCCTTGTACGGCTCGCCCTGCCACTTCTGCGGGTTATAGGTTGGTTGGGCGCGATAGAACACGCACACATCCTCAACCACTCGCAGCGGTCGCTTCTTGGCGTCCAGAAAACCCGTGATGCGATTCACCTTGTTCCAAACCCAGCGATAGCGGAACTCGCGCGGGTTGCTCATCACCAGCGCAGCCGTGAATGGCATGGCTGCCGTCAACACAATCGCCGCGTTCCGCTTGGCGATGCGCCGGTACTGCGCCCACAGCGGCTCGAACGGGATCACCGTGTCCCACTTGCACGCCGTCGTTCCGTAGGGCAGGTCGCATAGGATCATGTCAACGCTGGCATCCGGCAGCCCCGCCATCACCTCTAGGCAATCGCCGAGGTACAGCGTGGCGTTTCCGATGATCACCGGCTTCATCGCTTGGCCTCCCTGATCGCCTTGCGGTGCTCCCTCGCCAGCTTGCACGCCTCGCAGCGCCAGCATCTCGTTGATGTTGGTGGTGTCGCTCACTGCTTTCTCCTGTGGATAACTTTTTCTCACATTTTCCCACGCCCACGGCATGGAAGTTCGCCGCATCGGAAGGGAACTGGGAACACACCTAAAGGTGTGTGTTCCGTTCCGTTCCCTTTTTCCGCTGTTTTGCCCAGGGAACTGCGTTCCGTTTTTTTCCGTTCCGTTCCCTTGTTCCCTTCATTAGCCTGTGGATAAGTCTGTGGATAACTCATTTCAGCGCTCCGACTTTCGGATCAGCATCGAGCTTGCCTGTGTGTCGTCGATGACCACCCATCCGTGCTCGAAGGCCTCGATGATCTCGGCCACCAGCAGGTCTGCGATGGGTTTTCCGGTGGCGCTCGGCTTGATGTAGACCTTGGCCGAGGCCTCGCTGATGTCCATCTTCTTGACCAGGTATTCGACCATGGCTGACCGGCTGAGATAGGGCTGGCCGTTGCGTTCCTCGGCACCAGAGGCCCACCAGGCGTTTTCGAAGGTCTTGCGGTGGCTGTCCACCTTGCTGTCCTTTTTGGCCGCCACAGGGGCCGCTGCTTCGACCACAACGGCCGATGTGACCGGCTGCTCGTCCTCGTCCATCCAGCCTGGGATGGTGACCTGCTGCAACTCCACGTGGACCGTCTGGGCCAGTTCCGCGTCCTTGGACTTGCGCTGCACGATCTGCATGGGCACGCCGTCCTTGCCTGGGACGATGCTGATCTCGATGTCCAGTGCGCCGCGCCAAGCGCTTGAGCCGCGTGCCCGGTGCTGGGCTTCCTCGGCCACGCCGGTGTGGTGCACCAGGATCACGCTGCAGCGAAACTCGTTCATCAGGCTGTTGCAGGCGTCCAGCATGGTCTTGGCGTCCTGGGCGCTGTTCTCATCACCGGCCAGGAAGCGGTGCAGGGTGTCGACCACGATCATCTTCGGGGTGTTGGGCAGCATCCGGACCTGCTCGACCACCTTGAGGTAGCCGGTGGGAGTGTTGAGGTCGCAGCCGTCCTTGGAAAGCCACATGGACAGGTGCCCGGCTCGGTGGTGGTGCTTCCAGGCAGCGATGCGGCCGCGCAGGCCGTGGTGGCCTTCACCGGCCAGGTAGACCACGTTGCCTTGCTTGACCTTGTTGCCGCACCAGTCGCTCATGCCGCTGGCCATGCGCAGGCACCAGTCGAGCACCACAAAGGTCTTGCCGCCGCCCGATGGGCCGTGGACCATGATCAGCGCCTGGTCCTGGACCCAGCGCTTGACCAGCCAGGAGATCGGGGCAGGCTGGGCCGAAAAGTCGTCGGCCGGGATGAGCCAGTCGTCTGCCGGTGGCAGGAGCAGGCTGGCCAGATCGTGCCCGGCCTGGGCATAATCGTTGGCATCCCCTTCCAGGGGAGGCATGACCATGCGCGCGCCGAACTTGGCCGAAGCCTGCTCCGCGTACCGCTGGCCAACCCCAGATGCGTCGTGGTCGGCCACGATCACAATGTCCTGGGTCGCGCCATACATCTCGCGCAGGGTACCAGTGACCGGCACCAGGTTGCTGGCGCTGTAGGCCACGATCACCGGCCTGTTTGTCGTCTCGTGGATCGTGGCTGCCGTGGCAAAGCCCTCGGCCACGAACAGCGTTCCCGGCTCGTCCATGGTGCCAAGCATCCAGAACTTGCCACCTGTCTGGCCGCCAGGGTGGTAGAGCTTGCTGCCGTCGTGGCTGATGTACTGCAGGCTGGAGAGGCCGCCGTCCTGGCCGTACAGGGGCACCACCAGGCGACCGTCGCCGGTCACGCGCGCACCATGCACGCCGATGCCCTTGCGGGTGAGGTATGGGTGGTCCGGGTGAGCTGCCTGGGCCTGCTGCCAGATGGTCTCAACAGTGGCCGAAGCCACCTCGTGCTGCTTCTCCAGCGCCGCGTCGCGCAGTGCTTTGGCCTCTGCCATGCGCCGCACGTGGGCCATCTCCTCGGCCGGTGAAAGCTGCCTGCCGACGTCTGCACGCCACGGCGATTCAAACCCCATGCGCCAGCATCCGAATCGTCCTGCTGGGATGCCGTCTCCGAACGCCACATACCAGCCAGACTTGTCGCCTGCCTTGGCGCTGCCCTTGGTGCCAGATCGGAACCTGTGCAGCTTGCCGTCGAGCACCACGTGGTCCGGTGGTTCCAGCCCGACCGCCCGAATGGCGTCGATCAGTTGCTCCTCCGGTGGAGCGATGCGTTTTTCTGGTGGCGGCGACCACGGGCCGCCGAGGACTTTGGACAGGTCAGCCATTGTGTGTGGCCTCCTGGCGCATCAGGTAGGCCATCACGCGCTGCACCGTCTCGTACTTTGGGCTGGTCGAGCCAGCCATCAGGCGATACAGCGCATTGGGATGGACACCAGCGCCACGGGCCACAGCCTGGATGTTCCGGTCAGCCAGCAGCTTCCGGAGCTTTTCGAGTTCGGGCATGTTTCACATCTTTTGAAAAAAAAACGTCATCAGGTGTTGCAATCATAACCGATCGCGGGTAAAGTAGCAACCACTGCGCGAACGGACTTGGCCGAAGGCGCAGCAACCCTGAAGGAGATGCCTGATGGCAATCAACGTAAAAACGACCGGCAGCCTGGCTGCCAACGGTGTGAAGGTGCTCGTCTATGGGCAGGCGGGGGCTGGCAAAACCAGCCTGGTCAAGACGCTGCCAAGCCCCATCGTTCTCTCGGCCGAAGGTGGCCTGCTGTCCATCCAGGACGCAGACCTGCCCTACATCGAGATCAGCGACATGGACACGCTCAAGGAGGCTTACACCTGGCTGACCAGCGCAGACGAGGCCAAGGCTTACCAGTCGGTGGCCCTGGACTCGATCAGCGAGATCGCCGAGGTGGTGCTGAACGCTGAGAAGAAGGCGACCAAAGACCCGCGCCAGGCCTACGGTGCGATGCAGGAGCAGATGGCCGACATCATCCGGGCCTTCCGCGACCTGCCCGGCCGCCACGTCTACATGAGCGCCAAGCTGGAGAAGACGCAGGACGAGATGGGCCGGGTGCTGTATGCGCCCTCGATGCCCGGCAACAAGACTGGCCAGGCGCTGCCGTACTTTTTCGACGAGGTGCTGGCGCTGCGGGTCGAGAAGGATGGCGAAGGCGTCACCCAGCGCGCCCTGATGTGCGACAGCGACGGCCTGTGGCTGGCGAAGGATCGCAGCGGGAAGCTGGACGTGTGGGAAGCGCCCGACCTTGGCGCGATCATCGCCAAAATTCATGGGGAGTGATCATGGCCCTGCCAGACAAACTGACTGATGATCTCAACACGCTATCCGAGATGTGGCTTGCGGCCAAGGAGGCCGAGAAGGAGGCAACCGAGGACCGCCGCAGGATCGAGGACCGCATCAAGTCACTGGTCGGAGTTGCTGAGAACATGGAGGGCACCGAGACGGTGGACCCGGACCAGTTCACGATCAAGATCGTCGGCCGCATTGACCGCAAGGTCGATAGCGACAAGCTGCAAGAGCTTGCAGCCGAGCACGGCCTGACTGAGCACCTCTCCAGCCTGTTCCGATGGAAGCCGGAGATCAACATGGCCGTCTGGAAAGCGACGGACGAGGCCATCACCAAGCCCCTCGCCGCAGCAATCACGGCCAAGCCTGGCCGCCCCTCGTTCACCATCATTCGCAAGGAGAAATGACATGGCA